TTCAGCGAATGCGAGGTGGAGAAGTTGTTGGCGATGTAACCAACGGAATCGACGGTGACGACGCGCGAGCCGTAAGGCAGGGAAGCAGTGGTGGTGTAGGGAATGGGCATACTGCCTTTGGCGATTCGTCAAAAATCAGAGAGCCGATCCAGCGCTCGGCACGGCGTAGGAGGAACCAATGATGCCGAGCTCCAGGCGGAAGCCGATGGTGCTGTGGTCCTCGCGGGTCTCCTGCATGACTTCATGGGCTTCGCTTTCCTCAACCACGTCCAGCACGTCATACCAGGTCACGACCGGCGAGATAAGCGTCTGGGCCTCGCGCGACATGAGGTAGCGCACGGACTGCACGACGTCCTCGTGGTTGGCTGCGGTCGCGCCGCTGCGGTCGGTCACGACTTTGATTCCGACCTCGGCCGAGAAGTGGTCGTAGAACCAGTTCGTCGCCTGCGTGACGCTCGGGGCCGGGGCCGCGCCGGAGCCGGTGCCGACGGTGTAAGTGCCTTGCCACGGATAGGTGACCGAGGCGGTCGAGTTATAGAGCACCCGGCTCGGAGAGGTGGTCGTGATGTGCCAGTGGTTCTGAGCGTTATCCCACTGAATATGGTATCCTCCGTTGATGTAGCGGGCGCGCCCGGCGTGCGTGCCGGATTCCGTGTAGACTCCATTTGCTCCAGCCGTGCCGGCGCTGGAAACCGTGACCTGATTCGAGATCTGAATAGAGTTCAGGTGCAGGCTGGCGCGGGTGACGTTCGAGACGTCCACCTCGATGCGCGGAATGTCGGCCGATACCTCTGACCGATTGAACATGATGGCGACGCTCGGCACGTAGTTCTGGCCGGCGGAGATGACGGAGACGATGGCCTGCCGGATGTTGTCGGTCAGTTTGTATTGAGTGGACGGGATCGTGGGCATGGCTAGGTGTTGAAGGACTTGCGGCGGGTGGCAATCTTGCCGGTGGCGGCGAAGGTTTTCATGAGTCGTTTCATCTCGGCGGTGAACTTCTTCGCGCGGATGGCGATGGCCTCGTCCACGGTGCGCTGCGCGCCGGGCACCTTCGACTGACCGCTGATGATGACGTTGAAGTTGGAGGGGTCGCCCTGCTCGGAGTAGTTGCCGAAGTTGCCGTGACGACGAACCCACGGCGGGATTCGTTTCATGCCGAGCGCGAAGGCGGCCGCGTTGAACGATGCCTTGGCCGATCCGATGGCGTCGTAAAGCTGCTTCAGGTAGCCGAAATAAACCTCGTTCGGCACGATCACCTTCTCCTTCGCCACCCAGCGGCCGATGGTGTTGTCACCTTGGCCTTTGCCTCCAGCGCCCTTCTGCCGGCCGGGCGGGCGGCCGTATTTATTGATCTTAGAGCGGTGATGCTTGGCGAGCTCGCCGATGTTGAACGCGACCTTGTCCCAGTCGATGAGGAATGGTTTGCTGCTGCCCTTCTTGAAGAGCTGCTGCTTGACCTGCACGGTGCCGAAGGTGTCGGCCACGAATTGCAGAAAGCCGCGCTCGCCGAAGCCGGCCACCTGCTTCAGGTCGCCTTTGATGACGGCTTTTCCGGCTTCAAGGTCGGCCTTGCTTCCGACGCTCTTTCCGTAGTTGCCCTTAATGAAGGGCGGCGTGCGCTTCATGTATTCGCCGATGAAGAGCCGGGCCTCTTCCTTCACCAGCTCGGGGCCGTTGGCGCGCAGCTTGACGGCCGCCTCCTTCATCGCGGCGCGGAACTTTAGATCGTTGAACTCGATCTTGAGGTTCATCCGGTGGGCTTCGACAGCGTGATTTCGAAGGCTTGGAGGTCGGGCTTGAACTGCGTCACGCGATAGGTGACCGAGTCGAAGGGGCGGTAGACGAGCGCATTGATGGTTGGCGTGTAGGCGGCGCGATTGACGACCAGGAGCATGCTGGCGTCGGTGCGGTTGCCGACCAACTCAAACGAGAACTGCTGGTCCGTCTGATTGAAAACGCCCGAGTAAGTGACGCCACCGACGACGAAGTTCTCGCCGCCCATCGTGATCGCGCAGATCGCGGCGAGGTCGGTGTTGAGTTGGGTGGGGTCGAAGTCTGCCATGCAAATATAGGCGAAAAGTAAAAAGGCCCACCCCGGTGAAGAGGTGGGCCGGATTCCAAGCCTTCAGGGCTTAGGCATACTGCGTGGCGATCAGCTCGCCGGCCGCACCGTTGACCACCTTCTCGGCGGTGCTGTGGGAGGCGCGGACGATGTCCGACTTGATGGGCTCGTCGCGGTAGGTCTCGACGTTGAGAACGGAACCGTATTGCGACCAGTTGAGGGTGTAGGCCGCGCCGCCATCGAGGAGGCCGGAACCGACATTACCCACCCAGATGTAGGCGTTCGACCAGATCAGCGAGGAGCTGAAGGCCGCACCCTCGGGAGCGCCGTCGTAGGCCGCGCGACCGATGAGCACGCGGTCGACGCCGAAGACGTCGGCCATCGCGTTCGCGTCCAGGTTCAGGATCGCGTCGCCGGAGACGCCAGCGCCGCGGGCGCGCTGCTGGAACTTGGTGGAGGCGCGGAGACGGGTGGCGACCTGGTAGGGAACCACGACCGTGTTGGCGGTCTCGCCCTTAGCGGTCAGGCGATCCTTCGCATCGTCAACGTCGAGACCGACGTCGAAGGTGGCGATGTTGGCGGTGGTGTAGGCGGTGCCGGTGTTCGTGCTCGTGAAGTTCGAGGTGTTGAACAGGACGGCGGCGGAGCGGAGCTCGTGGGCGAGCAGGAGCTTGCGGCGCGAGAGGCGGGTGGCGATGACCTCGGCGTCGAAGAAGGTGGCGTTCTTCAGGCGGATGGTGTCGTCAACGGCTTGCTCGTATCCATACTCCAAGCACGCGTAGGTGTCTTGGACGAAGCTCGCGGTGCCGCGACCGAAGCCGGAGTAAGGCGCGCGGGCCTTGACGTCGGTCTTCAGGAGCTGGCCCTGCTGGCGCTGGAACTTGGGATACTGACCTTCGGGGCGCTCAACATCCACGACGGGAAGGGCGAGCGTGCCGATAAGGCCGCGCTCCCAGCCTTCGGTCTCGAAAACGTGGCCGGCGAGGTCGGCGCGATATACTGCAGCGGAATTGGAATACATGGCGGGTAAGATTAGAGGGTGTTGGGGATGAACTCGATCACCGCGCCGGTGACGGCGGAGGTGGTCAGAGACTTGCCGATGGCGACGGTGCCGGTGGTGGAGACGTTGCCGGCGTTAGCGGCGTAGAGGGTGTCGCCAATCGTCACGGGGGCGATGGAGAGCGTGCCCTTCTGGGTGCCGGGGTTGTGGAGGAACTTGACCGAGACGTAGTCGCCAGAGGCGGCGTCAGTCAGAGCGAAACCGTCCGGCTTGGTGGTGCCGGCGTTGAGGGTGATTCCGCCATTGCTGGACAGAACCACGGCGCGGAAAGCGGTAACGGTGGTGTTCGCGAGGAACGTGCCGTTGCCGGAATACATGGTGGACATGGTAGGTAGGTGTGAGGGTTAGAACAAAATCACTTCGCCTTTTTGGGCGCGTGAAAGGTATGCGGCGTAGAGCTCAGGCTTTTCCTTTTGAGCCTGGCGGACTGCTTCGTTGTGTTTGCTGCCGGCCTTCTTGAAGCCGCGAACGACCTCTTCGAAGGTCTCGGTCTTCGGCTCGGGGGCGGCGGCGGAGAACTTGGTCGGAGCGGGAAGGGAAGCGGAGAACTCGCGCAGCACGGAGAGCGCGGATTCTTGGGCGGCCTTCTTCACTTCGTCCTTCATGCCGTCGGTCATCTCAACGGCTTCGTCGGCGGCCTCAGCCGCGACAGCGGCCTCGATGGCCGCGATTTTCTCGGCCAGGGGCGCGAGGGCCGCAGCGATGGCGGCTTGGATCTCTTCGGGAGTCATGTCTGATGGGGGAGTGGGTTGGTTTTCGCCGACCTGGAATAGGCCGGAAGGATTGGCGGCCGGCTCGCTCACGATGTCGGCCGAATAGATCTCGGCGCAGCGCGCGAACCAGTTGTCACCGATCTTTTCGTCGGTGCCGCTGAAAGCGATGGAGAGGCCGAAGGTGTCGGGGATGGTCTCGGCGAGCTCCAGGATGTATTCGCGGCGGGGCGAGGAGCGGAGAAGGTGCAAGTCGGCGCGCACCATGTCGCCCTCGATGCGGAATCCCTTGAGGTAGCCGACGATTTCGGAGGCCGAGTTGGTGTGATCGAGCTTCACCTTCAGGCCGCCGGCGTAGGTCTTGGCCTGCTCCACGACCTGCGAGAGCGTGAGGTCATCAACGAACATGCCGTGGCCGAGGGCAGGGCCTTTGGTGATGACGGCCACGCCACGAATCACGCCGGATTCGCGGTCGACCTGTCCCTCAAGGAGGGAGAAAAACTTGGCTTGGGTGCCCATGCTATGGGCTGAAAACGTAAAAATGCGCGCAGTGCCTCGGTTACTCCGGCTGCGCTCCAGAGTTAAAATGGCCCGGCCAGGGAGCGTCGAGATCGACCGAGGCGGCGGTGGTCTCTCGGCTTACTAAAAAACCGCCTGTGCGGTTAGCCGCTTGGGTCGAAGCGTAAAATCCCACGCGCCATGGCTGCGGCGATCATCATGCCGGCGCAGTCGAGGGCGTGGTTGTTGTTCTGCTTCACCTCGACCCAGTGGTAAACGCCCGGTCGCACCTGGCGCTTTTCTTCGCTCGCCACCTGATCGGGCCAGAGCGGGTTAAAGTCGTCGGGCAGGAGGTAGGGAAAGCCGCGCCCGGCGAGGGCGTTCGAGAGCATGTCCTTCGCCCATTCGCCGTCGAACTCGATGTAGGGGGCGGTGTGGCCGTTGCCGACGGCCGCGACGTAGGTGTCGGAGATCGGGATGTTCACAACCTGACCTTGCGCGTCGCGCATGGGCCAGCGCTTGCCCTTCGTCTTCGCTCCTTGGATTCCGTTCCAGCCGAAGGCCACCGAGTCCTTATCCACCTCGGACGGCATGTAACCGCGATCCTGCCCGACGCATTCGCTCGATACGCGGTAGAGGGCCTGGAGTTCGCGGAGCATATCTCTGGTCTCGACCTTCCCGAAGTAGAGCTGTCGGTAGGCGGGCTCGGGTGTCCACGCGCCGATCTCGACCCACCAACCCTGCTGCTGCCGGTCGGCCACCATGAAGCGCGCTATCTCGTTTGGGACTTTCTCGGCTTGGTAGGTCGTGGTGAGGTAGTTGGTTTTTTTTCTGCTTTGGATTTCGATGGTGTTTTTCTCCTGCACCCACGGCAGAGCCTGTCGCTTTTGTCGGAACTTGATGCGGGCCGATTCGTCTCCGATGTGGATAAATAGGTTTTCGGCCTGCGCCCATTCGACGGCGAGCGATGCCATCGGATGCGAGACCAATCCTTCCCAGTGGAAACTGCGCCATGTCGGAGGGGCCGCGTCGTTCTTCTTCACGTAATGTCCGCTCCGTTTCCATGCTGCTCGGGTGGAGTCGGCATCGGGCATGGACTCGCCGCAATGAAAGCACTCCCATCGAACGCTCTCGGCGATCCTCGCCTGATTCCATGTCCCATCGTCTCGCTTGGCGTCTTTCGCCCAGACCACTCCGGCTCTGGATTTATCCTCGCGCACGCATGAGAACGCGAGCGGCTGCGACCTCTTGCAGCTCGGACAAGTCACCGACCACTCTTCTTGTGAACCATTGCGAAAGCTCCACGTTGCCCAGCATGTCAGACCTTCGCCCTCGAATCCTCCTTGGCTGACGTCGAGGATGTGCGAGGTGCCTTGTTGCTCGAATGCCGTGACGCGAGCGCAGGCATCCATGTAGACATCCGCCCACCTCGGCATCCAGATTTCATCGTTCACACGGATTTTGATCGACTGACTCTGCTGGGCGCTGGGCGTGGCAGAGTTCAGCACCAGGTAAGCGCCGTGAGGGAAAAACACCTCCTGCACCGTGCGATAAGGGCCGGGCCTCGGGAGGAGCTTCGCGATTGGTGGGCATGCCTCCATGAGCGGAAAGAGGCGCGTCTTGCTTTCGAGGTCGACCATGTCCTGCGATTGGCAGGTGTAAGCCATCGGGCCGGGGTTATTGATTGCAGACCAGACCAACCAGATTTCGCTCAGGAGTGTTCCTGCCGATTGAATAGCCTTCGAGACGGTGGTGCGCCGGATGCTTTTATCGGCGAGGCTGTGAAATGGTTCCTTCAGCCACGGCGAGTTCTCGACGTTGAATCGGCCGCGCAGAGCGTAGGCAGGCGGAAGCTCCGCGATGTTGGCGCGAGCCCACTCGTAGATCGGGCGGCTGTCACGCAGCGGATGCGCGAACGCCAGATCAAGACTGTGTATCTGCTCCTGTTTCATGAATGTATTGAAACGCGAGCGAGCGAGCCTTCACGTAGGCTTCTCGATCAATTCGAGCTCCCTTGCTTCTGTTCTGAGTGGCATCCATCGGAAGCAGATTCCACCATTGGTTTATCGGCTTCATGATGTTCGGCTTGGTTAGATCGAAAGCCGAGATCGGGATGACGTGGTCGATGTCGATGCCGGGCTTTGTCCAGTCGACTATGCCATTGATGCGAAGCCACTCAAACCAATCGAGAATGCGCATGGAGTCGACGTGCGTTCTCTTGATTCCAATTTTAGATGTCTGAATAAGCACCCAGATTCTTCCCCGGATTCGGCTTGATACCTTTCCTCGCTCGGTGCGCCTGTATGCCTTGTTCCAATTGGAAAAATAGCTTCGCCACTTCTGAGGATTGCGCGCCCAATAGTCTCGCATCTTCTTCCTTACGAGATCGGGATTTGCCTTTCGTGCCTTCTTAACCGAGCGAACACTGGAAGCGCAGCATTTCTCGCGGTTGGCATCATAGTATTTCTTGATCGAGCGCTTGCGGCCTTCTGGATTCCGCAAGACGTAGCTCTTCGAATAGGCGCGATGCCGCTCTTTGTGAGTCGGATCGGATTCGCGAAGAGCCTTCTGTTTTTCCAGAATGCGCTGCTTGTGCCGGTAGTAATACTCCAGCTGCGCGGCGTTTTTCTTTAGTCTCTTTTTTTCGGCTTCCGATAAAGTCTCGTCATTCATTAAGACGAGATTTTCCCATTTGCCCACTTTTGCAAGCCGCTATTTGTGATCTCTCGGATCTCGTCATGGATGCGCTCGCAGATCTTCCGCACCTCGGCGATGGGCTGACCAACAATCAGCGGCGGCAGCTCCACCTCGATCTTTTGCGTCAGCATGGCGTCATAAGCTGCCGCAGTCTTCTGCAGGAAAGAAGCCACCTCCGGCACCGATGCGATGGCGCCTTCCTCGACCTCGTTTTCACGCTTCAGCTTTCGCAGCCTCTCCAGCTCGACCAGCCGCTTAACCTCGTTGAGGTCGCCATGCTCCGACTTGTTCGAGGCCGCCCAGTCGGTCCATTGCTCAAGGTCTGGTTCGGTCGGCGCGCCTGGCAGCTTGCGCCAGTTGTAGATGCTTTGGCGCGAGACGCCCAGCTTTCCGGCCAAGTCCGACCAGGCCACCGTGTTCGGATCTGCGTTTGCGCGGATTCTTGCCATTGGTTTTCGTCTTAATTGTAAAAAATGTGATGATTTCTTAGCGACTCCGCGTTGCATTGGGTGCAGAAACCCGACCTGACGCCACTAGGCAAAAGTTTCCTTACCCCCACCCCCACCCCCGCGCAAGTAGGCAATTCTTGCCTAGTCATCGCGCAAAGCATCGGCATTTGAGGTCGGGTCTTCGTGGGCGAGGGCGTTTTTCTGCATTCTTTCGAGCACCACGACCAGATCAGGAAAAATGTGCCGCACTCTTTCGAAGGCGTTCTTGGCCTCAAGGTAAACGGTCTGCTTGGTAACGCCGCGAGCCTGGGCCCGCTCGCCATAGCTCAGAAGCGGCAGCGTATTACCCGACAGAAGCTGGAGCGTCATCCGGAACGCCACCGGCGAGATCGAGCGGCACGAGGCCAACTTTGAGACGAACGCACCGCCCGACATGAGCTTCATGCCCTCCATCTCATCCAGCCGGGCCGCGATCTCGGCCGCGATGGCCGCGAGCTCGGCCTCGACTGACTGCTCGGCACGCTCGCCGCGATCCGGCGGCGTGATGGGTTGCTGGTAGATGGTCAGCATCTCAGAGTCCTTCGTCTGGCGCGTCGATGAGCGCGAGCACCTCGGGGTCGATGGTGCGGCGGGTATCAATCAGCGTCGCCTCGGGTTCGAGGGAGTCGGCGACGATGACGTCGCAGGCGTTGCGGAGGCGCTTGATGCGCTCGGCATGTTCTTTCAAGACCGCTTTCTTGCGGGTCTCAAGCAGGCGAATTGAGCGGTGAGCGCGGGCGAGTAGGTTATCGTCGTGGTTCATGGTGCGGGTGCAGCGGAGATGACTGGATCGTGGACGTAGGTGTGGAGAATGTCGGGAATGTGCCGCTCGGAGCGGGCATCGAGGTTGAGGTGACGCGCCCAGCTCCAATCCTCGCCGTAATTGCTCGCCTCGAAATGGAATCGCTTGGCCAGCGAAGCGCGCCATGCGCAAACGTGCCAGGCTGCGCGCTGAGTGACACCGCCTGGCTGGAATGCCTCGTTGCCGGCGCGCAGATTGAACCGCACCTCGCTGCGCTGACCGCACCAGATAGCCTCCTGCCTGAACGTCACCACGTCCACCGGCTCCGAGTCCGCCACGATGACTGATAGCGCCTGAACCAGAGACGCGACATAAGTCGGCTGCACGAAATCGTCATCGTCGACGAACGCGACGAACTGACCGCGGGCGAGCTGGACCAGCTCATCGCGCTTCTCGCCGATCGTGCGATGACCGCGGGGGTCAACCAGGGCGAGCCATTCGACGGAATGAGGGAAGGCAGACAGCTGCGGTTCGAGCAGCTCGCCGAGCCGATGCAGCTTATTGAGCCGCTCGGGAATCGCTGGAGTGAGTATGGAGAGAAGCGGACGCATGGGAAAGGGTGGCGGAAATCCAGACGGCGCGAGGGATGCCGCGTTCGGCTGCGAGGGCATCGATGCGCGCCACGAGATCCGGCCGAAGCCGCAGAGCGACCACAACGGGCCGGAGATGATCAGGAAGACGAGGACGACCACGAGGCATGCCATTAGGAGTGCATAAAAAAGGATAAAAATCAATTTTTATTTCGCGAATAACAGAAGACGCGCCGCCGGCCGCCAACCATCCGCTCGGCGATCACCTGCCCGTCGCTCCAGGTCGTGGTCCAATCTCCGACCGGCTCAGGCCGGGCCGGGCGCGGAGCGACGGCAGGAGCCGACGTAAACCTGCCCGGTTCGCCCGCGCTTTCGCCGGGTAGGGCCGAAGGCCCGAGGGCCTTGGCGCGTGCTGAGAGGAAGCGAGCGAGGGCGGAACTCATGGAAAAAAGGGTGTTGACAGGTCGTCTCTAAGTTCATTTTTAGAATCCGCCCTGTCAGGGCAGGGGCGGCAGCGCTACGCGCGCCCGCCGCCCCTGACCACTTTCTGACTGGGTTTTTTAATTGCGGCACGGATACAAAACAGCGCAACCAGCGATGCCGCACCAGCTTGCACCATTTGGACAAGGCATGTTGTCCATTGGACAAAAGTTTTGTCCAAAGCTTGTCCAGCTTGTCCAATGTTGTAAAAAAATGCCGCAACCATTTGAGCGGTTGCGGCTTAATTTTCGGCACGGGTTTGTCCAGTCGTGTCACGCAAAGCACATTTGACGACCATCTCGAGCCCTCGAAGCATGCGGCCAGAGTGGCTCGGAAGTTGGCACCGAACGAGCACGGCACCACTCCTCCAGACCGGCGGTCTGCTTGCGATCTCCACGGTTCCAGCCGGTGCCGTCGCAAGACTCAGCACCCCACTCCTCAAGCAGATCGAGCTTGGCCGGGCTGTTGCAGCGCAGGAGGTGGACTCGAGGAAACTCTCGGCACCACATCTCTGCCGTCTCCCACTTCCACTCGGTCGAGCCACCAACGCAGATAACATCAGGCGCGATGGCCAGACATCGAACGTCGGCAGGCGTCATGCCGTCCTGCACGGCCAGAGCCAGCGGAAAGCCTGCGGCTTGCACGATCGGCGCGAACTTTGGCCAGCGATCGAAGGTGGCTGCGGCATTGCCCGGCACATCCGGCACGATGCACCATCTCGGCTTGATTGGAGCGCATTGACACCAGACGATCAGCTCGTGCCATGCCTGCTCAGTTGATGCCCACTTCTCCTCATCGAACGTGTTCTTCACTGGATCCCAGCAGGAGAAAGCACCGTTGTCGCAGGCGTAGGGAAGCCACGGCCAAGGGCCGCGCTGCGCACGCGGAGAGTAGAGATGGCCAATGCGTCCGGTCTCTCTGGCGAGGGAGTGGAAGAACCAGCCGGAGGCGTTCGCGGGCATGACGATCATGGTTTGATGCGCAGGACTGCGCGGCCCGTGGGTGAGAGTTTCCATCCGCGCTCTGCCCAGTATTCGGGTTCAGCTTTTACTTCCGGGATGAAAGGATAGTCGGGCTTACAGAAATACCGCTTGCCGGGGTTTTCCTTTTTCCAGAGCGAAATGATGTTAGTGGCCGGCCTCACCTCCGCGACCTCCCGGCGTTGCCCGGCTTGGCTGGGAATAGGTCGCGGTTCGTGTTCGCGATGTGGTAGATCTGGCCTTCGGTCAGGCCGGTGCGCCCGGCCAGGGCGATAAGGGGCTCGCCCGGCCGGCGCTGCTTCGCGAGCTTCTCGGCATCGGCGCGGCAGCGGATGCGCCGATAGTGGCCGCCGACGCACGGCGCCCACGGAGACGTTGGAGCAGCCCACCATCCTCGCGATCTGCATGTTGGTCATCATGGGGCGGGCGCTGAAAAGCTCGCGCCATCGCGAATCCGGCACGGAGGCCATCGGGAACCGGGTGGCGCGTGGCGGAGGCTGCTTGGGCGCGGCCGGGTGGACGTAGCACGGCATCGAGGTCGGCGACATGAACTGAGCCACCGGCAGGCCGGCGAGCTTGGCGCGGTTCTGGTGCTCGGTCGTCAGCGCCTTTGGACAGCTGGCGAACTTGGCGCAGAGCGGCGTTCCGCCGGTGCAAAAGGTGCGGTCGAGGTAGTTCATGGGGTTGGTTTTTCAGGCGGGAAAAGGGCGGGGCATTCGGTGCAGGCATAGCCGACGATCTGCTCGTCGATCTCGGCGCGTGAGACACCGCCACCGCATTTCGTGCAGCGTTTGCCAAGCGAGCGCCGCCAGACGATGGCCTCGCGTAGGGCGCGGTCGGCGCTGTAGTTCGAGGTGAGGAGTTCGGGGAGCGGCTTCATTTTGTTGGTTTTTTTTGTGAAAAAGTCTCCAGCCAGCGCAGCGAGCACGGCTCGCAGATGCCGTGAGAGATCTCGCCGGCCGTCGAGGGCACGCAGACCACCCAGCCGAGGACGAGCGAGCAGGGCTCGCCGTCGGGGAGGATCTCGACGCACATGCGCTTCATGAGCGGCGGCCGGGGATGCGGGAGCACCGTGGGATCTTCGATTAAGGTGCCGATGGGGGTCATGGTTCGTTTGTGGGGTTGATGTTCTCGGCGTATTCCTCCGCCAGCTCTTCAGCGGCGGCGGAGTGGTCGCCGTCGTCGGGATAGGGAAGGCCCTCGGCTGCGCGCCAGAGGAGCCATTGGCCGTGGCATTGAGTGGTCATAGGGAGTCGAGTGCGCCGGTGATGAACCACCAAGCGAGGGCGATTAGAGCGAGGGTGAGGAGGCTTTTCATTTGGTCTTTTTCTTTTTGCCGTAAGCTATTATGTAGGTGTTATTTGCGTTGCCGATTAAGGAGCCGGGCTTTTCCCAGCTGCCAGGGCCTTCCCGAGACGTGATGTGATAGGACCCCATCTTGATAGGGCCATTGAGCGGGCCGCGCCTAGGTTTTCCCCAGCGCACGTAGCCTTTGGGAAGGCGAGGAAGAGGAGGTAAAGGGAACTTCTTCATATTATGCAGAGGCCCTTGGCTTTTCCGTTTCATTTCTTGGTTTTCTTTTTGCGAGGCCGGCCGCCCTTCGCGCCGTTGGCGCGGGCTGCGGCCTGCTTGCGGGTGGAGGTGGATTTGCCACCGACCCGGCCGCCGAGGCGGCCAAGGGCGGAGGCGTGAGGGTTGTTCATGGAGGTTGTGCCGGGGTCGGTGATCATCCCTTCAGGGCACGGAGCTTCGCGTCGAGGCTGCGGTTGCGGGTAACAATACCCTTCGCGCAGTTCACAGCCATCCGCGCGTCGAGCTTGTAGCTCATCTGGTCGAGTCGGGCCTGATCGACAAAGCTGTCGGCTTCAGAATCCCAGCCAGCGGCGAGGATTTCGCGGGCAGTCGCGCCTTTGCCAGGGTAAGCGGCTTCGACAGCGGCAGCGTAGAGGTCGAGGGTGATTTCTTTGTTCGTGGTGTTCATTTTTTCGAGGTGTTGGTGGTTTTGCTCTCGGGGCGTCGTGCCCTTCGATGTGCAGAGAAAAACCCAAAGCGGCTTGGGTTTCAAGATTTATTTTTCGAAAAGTTTAATGCCGGGGCGGGGTGAGCGCCCCGGCGGGTGCGGGTGGGCTAGGGTGAGGAGAGCGGCCTTCATGGGCTTAGGCGGCCAACTCGGCCTTGATGGCGTCTTCGGCGCGAGCTTCGCAGGCCGCTGGGTCTTGATCGCGCCCGCCGATGCGGGTTTGGCCAGAGCTGCCGAGATCGCCCATCCAGCGGGCGATTGGGAAGCCGTAGCAGTCAGTGGTGATTTCAGTGATGCGGATAATTTCTTTCATGGTTCGGTATTGATAAGGTTAATGCCGGAGCTTTTGCGAATTGCGTCGAATAATTAATCACCAGCGGCGCGACTTGCAACCGAGGCCAACCTTGTGAGCTGGGATTGAAGCGAGCTCTTTAGACTGAGCGGCGATGTTTCCGCCGAGCTCGGCGGACTTCTGGTCAATGATCCAAGAGGAGGCGCTGATGATGTCGCCATCGATTATGACTTGGCTCTTTGGCATCCAGACGTTGGCAACGCTTTCGTCTCCGATACGCACCTCGACGAGGTGAGCTCTCTCGGTGCTGCGATCAATGCGGGCGTTTTCGAGGATTTCGTAGTTTTTCATTTTTTTGATTTGGTTGGTGGTTTTGCTCTCGGGGCGTCGTGCCCTTCGATGTGCAGAGAAAAACCCAAACCGCTTTAGGTTTCCAGCACAAAAAAACACCATTTCCAAAACAAGCGAAACGCCAACGACTTAGGCGCTTCTTTCTTCGCCCCAGCTCACCACGTCGCCGTCCTCTTCCAACAGGCCGGCCTCGACCGCGGCCACAATCTTCCGTTTGGCCGTGCGCTCTGAAACGCCAGCGCGGGCCGCGATCTGGCGGGCTAGTTCGATGACGCGAATGGAGTCACCGTTGACGGGCCACCCGGCGCGAATGATTTCGCGCAGCTCCTCGTGGCCGGCACCACCGCCGTCCGCACCGTAGGGGTTCGTAACCTGGACATGCCGCGAGTGCTCGTCGCTCCACGCGAAGGCCGGGCCGCGCGTGAGCGGGATCGGCGCGCCGCGCATCTTGTCCGACCAGAGCACGGAGACGCCGTCTTCGTTCTTCGTGATGTAGATGTTGGACTCGCACTTGCGCTCCAGCTGCGAGCCGAGGTGGCCGCGAGCCTTCGCCGACTCAGGGCTCTTCGGCTTCAGGCCGTTCGAGGGGTTCTGGTGGATGATCGAGAGGATCGGGCAGTCGCGGGCGATGGCCATGCCGTGCAACTCCGCAACATAGGGGTTGGCTTCGTCGGGATCGTTCACGTCCACCACCGCGTCAGCGACGCCGTCGATGATGACGAGCGCCAAGCCGCCGCAGGTTCTCGCCGCGCGTATAATTGCTCTTTGGATACACTCACGGACTTGCTTCGGCTGGAGGCCGGCGAGCCGATAGCTCTGGAACCAGCCGGGCAGCGTGGTCGTGCGAGCGCGAGCCATTGCCCGGCGGATGAGCTGGTCGCTGTCCCAGAGGCTCTGTTCGGTGTCGAAATGAAGGACGGTGAAGCCTTCGGCGTTCGCCGCCTTGAACCCGAAGGATTCCGCCTCCGACGCGCCGAGGAAAGCCGAGATGATGGCGCCGACCACCGTGGACTTGCCGGCCTTCGCCTGCGCGATCAAAGCCGAGAGATTGCCGCTTGTGCAGACCTGCGCACCACCCAGCCAGACTCGGAGCTTCGGTTTTGCGGGGGCCGCGCCGAGGGAGAAGGCGCGGGCATCCAGCATCTCAAGGATCGGCTGTTCGCCTCTCCCTTCCAGTGCGATGGCCATCCGCTCAAGGACGACCGGCACGGCCTCGGGGATCTTTCCGCCGCCGCCCTCCAGCGCCTCGATCATGCGCTGTGCTTCCTTCGCCAGCGAGCGGGCGCGGGCCGCCTCGCTCACCGCTTCGATGGTCTGCCGGGCATTGGCCGAGGTCGCGACCAGGCTTTCGAGGCCGAGAACCCACGACATGCCGCCGACCTGGTCGAGCGTGCCGGCCTGCTGGAGGTCGGCAATCAGGCCGGCCGTGTCGAAGTCGCGCGTGCCCAGCCGCCCGAACGCGCGCCAGACCTCGGCGTGCGCGGGAACGATAAAGCTGCCCGGCTCGATGCCGGCGTCACGCGCCCGGTCGAGGACCGCCCGATTGAGCAGGATCTCGGCGAGGAGCCTTTTCTCGGTCGCTGAGATGGCTGCGCTGTTGGGCTTTTTCGAGGGCATTCTGGAGATAGAGTTTGAAATATTCGCTGCGAACCGCGCGCCGGGCCCGAGCCGCGGCGAGACCGACGCGCCACTCATGGTCGGTGATGGTGGGAAAAAGGGCGGGCATTGGAGGGGCGGAGGATTTGCGCGCGAGCCGCGCCGATTTCAAGGATAAAAAAAATCCAATTTGGAACAAAAAGGGTCTTGACGCTTACCGGCCGAGCGGTCTTTTTCCGCCTCGCATGAAAAAAGTCTCCTTCGTTATCACGCCCGCGCAGCACGAGGTCTTCGAGCGCTTGCGCAGAACCTCGCCGCTTGGGGTCGAGCCATCCGCCGCCCTCGCGCGCCGCTTCTTTCTCATCGGTCTGGTTCAGGCTGATGTCACCAAAACCACCAAAACCAAAAAATGAACATCACCAAAGGAAAGCAAAAGACCGCCGTTCGCGCCGTAATCTACGGCGTGGAGGGCATCGGTAAATCCACCTTCGCGGCCGGCCTGCCCGGTCCGCTCTTCCTCGACTTGGAAAAAGGCACGAGCCATCTGTCGATTTCGCGCGTCGAAATCGACACGTGGGGCGACCTTGAGGCCGCTCTCAACGAGTGCCTACAAACCGACTTTGAAACCATCGTGATCGACACCGCCGACTGGGCCGAGGCCGCTTGCGCCGAGGTCGTGCTCAAAAAACATGGCAAGAAGAGCATCGAGGACTTCGGCTTCGGGAAAGGATACGTGATCTTGGCCGAAGAGTTCCGCAAGGTCATCGCCAAGGCCGAGGCGCTGATCAGCCGCGGCAAGAACGTCGTTTTCTTGGCTCACTCGAAGGTGGTGCGCCAGTCGCCACCCGACCAGACCGATGGCTATGACCGATACGAGCTCAAGCTCGCAAAGCAGGTCGCCCCGATCCTGAAGGAGTGGGCCGACCTTCTTGGGTTCGCGAACTTCCGGTCGCAAGTGGTCGAAGGCACCGACGGCCGCACGAAGGCCACGGGCGGGAAAGAGCGCCTCCTGCACCTTGAGCACTCGGCGGCGTGGGACGCCAAGAATCGGTTCAACCTGCCGGCCTCGGTGCCGTTCGCGCCTGAGCACGTTCTGGCCTGCTTCCAAGGCGTGCAGCCGCGGGCACCGCAGACCGTCGCCGCTCCGGTCAAAGCTGTCGAGGCGCTGGTTGCTGCCGGCGATCTTGAGCAGATGGAGCAGCTCGCCGCCAAGTCGCCCGCGGCGAGGCGCGTGCTTGAGCTCGCTCAAGACCACTACCGGGTCGTCGACCTGTGCGAACTGACCGCGCAGCAGGCCGCCAAGGTTCTCAAGCGCATGCAAGAGGAGGCCGCCAAGTGAAGCTCTACGAAATTAACACCCAGATCGAGCAGCTCTGGCAGCACGCCGACGAGGCTTTCGACGCCGAGGCTTCGCCCGAACATCTCGACCAGCTGGAGCGCCTGCTGAAGCAGGCCGAGGTGACGCTCGCCGAGAAGGCCGTTGCCATTGCCTGCCTGATCAAAGGCATAGAGGCCGACATCGATGCGCTCGCTGAGGAGGAACTGATCCTGCGGAATCGCCGCAAGACTTGCGAGCGCCAGGCCGACTGGCTGCGCGTCTACCTCGCCGGCAATCTCACGCCGGGCGAGAAGATCAAAGACGCGCGCGTCGTCATCTCTTGGCGCAAGTCCCAGAGCGTTCAGCTCCTGGCCGACGTCTCCAGCCTGCCTCGGCAGTTCATCCGCGAGAAGGTCATCGTCGAGGCCGACAAGGTCGCGATCAAAGACGCCTTTGAGAACGGCACCGCTTCCACCCTTTCCGGCCTCGCCGAGGTCGTAACAAAACAAACCATCCAAATCAAATGATCCCCATCGGAAAACATGAGGCCACCGTCACCGGTGCCTTCCTCTCTGAGTCCTCGAAGGGCACGCCCTGCGTGCAGATCGAGTTCGACGCCAACGGCGACACCGGCACGGCTTGGCTCTACCTCTCCGACGCTGCCTTCGAGCGCGCCGTCAAAACGCTCCGCGACGCCTTCGGCTTCGATGACGACTTCGAGACGCTGCCCGATCAGCTCGTCGGCAAGCAATGCCAGATCGTCGTGGAGGAGGAGGCCGACGACAAGGGCGTCCTCCGCCCGCGGGTGAAGTGGATCAACCCGCTGCGCTCGGCTCCGCGTCCGCTTTCGAATGCCGAGGTTCTGACCGCGAAGCTCTCGGCCAAGTCGTCGCGAATCGCCCGCGAGGTCGGGGCCGCTACTCGCGCTCCGGCTCCGGCCGCGAAGCCGGGCGTTCGCGCTCCGGCCATCAAGGACGATGGGGTGCCGTTCTGATGAACCTGCGCTCCTACCAGTCCGCCGCCGTTGAGTGGGTTGGTGGGCGCCGCATGGCCTGCGTCGTGGCTCCGGCCGGCGCAGGAAAGACCGTCATCGCAGCGGCCGTGGTTGCTCGCTTCGGCGAGATCTCCGGTCGCTGCGCATGGCTGGCCAACACGCGAGACCAATGCGAACAGGCGCGCGATGCGCTGACTCGGGCGGGGCTTCCGTTTGGGCTGGTGATTGATGTCGGGTGCTACGGATCGTTCACGAGCCTGGCCGCCCATGACCTCGTGATACTCGACGAGGCCCACCACCTGCCGTCTCGCACCGTTTACCTGCTGATCCAGACCATGCGCGCCGATGCGCGGCTGGTGGGCTTTACGGCCACGCCGAAGCACTCGAATCCCGAGCGAAACGAGGTGATGCGGCAGGTATTTTCCGATGGGTTTTTCACCATCCAAAAGTCCGAGGTGATGGAGGCCGGCGGGCTGGTCGCCGGCCGCCTCAAGATCCTGCCGACTTCCTCGCCGGGCGAGTTCGACCCGCAGATCGAGGCCGAGGTGAAGGCGCGGATGGGCAAGCGGTTCTTCGGTTCGATGCGCGATGAGCGCGAGCGGCAGCTCCGCAACCAGGTGACGCACGAGATCCTGCGCGCCGACCAAAGTCGGAATGCTTTGATCGCCGCCACCGCGGGCGCGCATGTAGCCAGCGGGGAGAAGGTCTTGGTGCTGGTCGGCACCGTGGAGCATGCCGAGCTGCTCGCCAGCCTGATTCAAGGCGCGGCCGCCTGCTTTTCGAGGATGGGTATGAAGCGCCGCCGAGAGACCATCGGAGCGTTCAAAGATCCCGAGAGCGCCGTTCGCTGCCTAGTCGCCACCAGCCTCGCCGACGAGGGCCTCGATTGCCCGGTCGCGTCGGTCGTCATCATGGCCTGCGGCGGCCGGGAGTTCGGCAGGGTGATCCAGCGCGTGGGCCGCGTCATGCGGCCGCACGGAGCGAAGTCCTCTGGCCTGATCATCGAGCTGGAGGATGCCGGAGCGAGGACGGCGAACTCGCAGCACCGGGCGAGGCTGAGAGTTTACCGCTCCGAGGGCTATGCGTGACCTTCACCCAGATCCTTCGCGGCCTCGGCTTGCCCGAGCCGATCACCGAGCACCGCTTCCACGCCGCCCGCAAGTGGCGCTTCGACTTCGCTTGGCCTGACTTGATGGTCGCCGTTGAGGTGGAGGGTGGCGTCTGGGTGGGCGGAAGGCATACGCGAGGCAAGGGCTACCTAGCCGACCTTGAAAAATACTCTCACGCAGCCGAGGCCGGCTGGTGCGTGCTGCGATGCACGCCGACCACGCTCCTCAGCGGGCCTTTCCTTGATCTCCTGACGCGCGCTTTGCGGCGTCGCGTTGCAGCCAGAGCTTGCGCTGTTCCTCCATCAGAATCCTGACGCGGCTCGGCGGAAGGCCGATGTTAGTGGTGTTGATTCCGCAGCGGGCCAGCGCCCGCTCGGCGGCATCGAGGATGTCAGGCCGGCTGCCCTCGGCCATGGGCTTGCCGTTCCAGGTGCTCACGCTTTCGCCTCCTTCCAATTATCGCCATCGTCGTCCTCTTCACAATCGCGGCTGGCCTGACCGGCCAAGAGGGCAAGCATCGTTCGTGCGTAGGCCTCGATGGTTTCGAGCGTGGTCTTTTCAGCGAAGCCGGCCTCCGACTCGTAGACGCGCTCGCCGTCCATGCCCTGATGAGAAACGCGAAGTGTCAGGCGCATGGTCGGGCGCGCACGTAGTGCGGGATTGGATGCAGGCCGCGATTGCCGCTTGGCACGCGGAACTTTCCGGCCGCGACCAACCGGCCATCCTTCACCATTCGCTGAACGCGCTCGGTGGTCTGCTCGATTGAGAGGTTCCAAATTTGGGCGAGCTGGCGAATCGTCGCCGCACCTTCGGGCGGATTGTCTCCCACTCGCTCGACCAGATCGCCGAACTCCGCGATCAAAGATTCCATGGAGCGGTTGCCAATCACCACGGTGTCGGTGGCGTTGGTCTTGGCTGGAGACTTAGAGCGTGACTGCGTGTGGTTGGGGCGTGTCATAGAGGCGTTTGTGGACTTTGGGCAGCTCGCCATCCTCACGGTCGCGCCAGTCGAGAATGAAGACGCCGGGCTTCGTGCGGGCTTGGCTGACTACCTTGTGCGCGAAGCGACTCAACATCTGCCACGGCGGCGAGACCACGGCGAGGCCGCGGTCATCCTCCCAGACGCCGAACTTGTGGCGATGCGCGCAGCACAGCACGCGCGGAATCACCTCGCCGTTGTTCGCGGCCTCAACCTGTTCCTCGCCGAGATGAATGGAGAACTGGGTGGCCGAGAGCGCGCGACGCACGCTCGTGCCGATATGGTGGCGAAAGACGCAGCGCACGCCGGCGACGTCAATGGTGAGCCGGTCCCAGGCCGGCAGGCCGGTCTCGGGGTTGATCTCGGTCTTCATTGCCTTGCCGATCACGATCTCGTTGTTCCCGGTGTGGCACTCGGTGCCCTTGACGATGAAGGTTTTCGCGGCCTTGGCCACGAGCGGGCGAAGGAGGTGGATGGCGCATTCGACATGGTCGCCGGTGTCGGGCGAGATGACCTGCTTCGTGCCGTGGTGGATGCCTTCGGTGAGGTCTCCGTTGAGCACGAGCGCGTAGGGATCGGCGCCGACGCTCGCAGTGATCCACGCCTGCGCGTCCTTCCAGCACTCCCAGAGCCAGCGCTGCATCGGATTCTGGGTGAGGAGCACGCCTTCGAGGGTCGTGAACTCCGGCGGCATGAGCGCCACCGTGCTTCCGGCGTGGATGTCCGAAAGAACGACGATCACGCGCGGCTTCTTTCGGGTGGTCATGGTATTGGAAAAATCAGGACTCCGGCACCGGGCGAGGGGGCACCGCCGGAACGATGAGCGGCAGCCTGGTGTTCTCTCGCTCCAGGCTGAACGCCCAGCGTTCATGTTCCTCGCGAGTCCACGCCGCGCGGACGTCGGTGCGCAGACCTTTGATCTCGTCGCGCAGATCGCGGATGAAGTTGGCGGCGCGCCAGACCGCCGTGGCCACGAAGCCGAGCGCGAGCGCAGCGGCCGAGAGAGTCAGGGAGAGGTCGGTGTCAGGCGTGAGGGCCATGGCTACTTGTTTTTTTCGAAGGCGGCGCGGGCGTTGAGGAGGAGAACGTCGAGGGCCTGTCCGTATTGCTCCGGAGTGTAGCGCATGGGCGGCTGGCCATCCTGCCCGAACTCGTAATGCGCGACGCCACGCCGCCAGAGCTGGTAGTCCTCGCCGATGGTAATGGCTTCGGCGAGGGTCATGCGGCTTTCGTGGCGGCGCGGATCTCGTGGACCACGGCCTTGTGATCGCGGTCCATGACCGTGGAGAGGGCGTTCTTGAGCACAACACGCGAGGTATCGGTGAGATCGCCCATCGCGCCGTCGATGGCCGGCACGAGCGCGCCGAGGGTGGCGCGCAGGCGGTCGCGCTCGGCCTCGGCGTCCTTGGCGAGGGTGCCGCGCTGGTAGGCGCGCCAGGCCGCGACGGCGAGACCGATGAGGCCGAGGGCGGTGGCGATGCCGACGGCCGGCATGAACCACGGCTGGGAGATGAGCTGCGCCAGACCGAGGCAGAGGAGGCCGATCAGGGCGAGGGCGGCGGCGTAGAGGATCTGCCGGGCGTAGGCGAGCAGGCCGGCCGCAGCGAGGCAGCCGAGGCCAGCGAGGCGCAACGTGCGGGCCTGCGTTTTCAGCTCGGCATTTTTCAGCGCCTCTAATTTCTCGGTGAGGTCAGCGACAGGGTCGGCCTGAGCTTTCGCGGCGGCGGCCTGGCGCTCGATCTCGGCGGCCTGCGCGGTGATGGTGGCCGCGAAGGCCGCGGCGAGGGTGTCCAGCTGGTCGGCGCTCGCTACCTTGTTCGCAGCGACGATCTTCGCGGTCTCGGCCTTCACCGGAGTCTCGACCGCGTTGCCTGTCACGACGGCGTCAATCGCTTCCACGGCCTTCCACTGGATGCGCTCGCGCTCGTGGTGCCCGGCGAGGATGGGCGCAGGAGCCGGCGCGGCAGGGATGGCGACGGCGCCGGTCTGCGCGCGGTGGGTGGCGCAGCCGGAGAGGGCGAACGCGAGGACGGCGAAGGTGGCGAGAGCCCAGAAGTGAAGGGTGCGGGCGCGCATGATTAGAACTGATAGAGCGCCACGAAGGCGACGCGCCCGACGAAGTTGTGCGGCGTGACGAAGCCGATGTCTCGGTCGCGGTTGGCGATGCCAAAGGCGACGAAGCCGCGCGAATCCTGCGCGCCGAGGCGATGAATAATGTTCCGGCCGAACTGTGAATAAATCACGACCATGCCGGGGCGCAGGTCGGAATAGGGCATGGTGTCGAGACCGGCGTAGCCGACGATGTAGTCGCTGCCATGAGGAACGCGCGGAATCAGCGGCACCATGCTTCCGGTGCCAGTTAGGGGAACGTCCACGAGGCCCTTGGCCTGCACGGCGGCGCGAGCCTCCACCGCGCTCGGGTAGGTCACGGCCGGCGGCAGCGGGACCAGCCGAGGCCCGCATCCGGCTAGAAGGGCGAGCGCGAGGAGTGCAAAAACGCGGTTCATATTATTTGGCCCACCCGCAGACCGGGTTGCGAGGAAACACCTCGTAGGGCGCGAGCGCGGCGGGCAGCGGGTCCCGTATCATTATCAGATTGGCGTGCCAAC